CATAAACATTAGTTCCGTCACAAAAGTAAGTAACCAGATAAGTTCCTGCGGTTGAAACATCAGTCGCAAAAGTAGAAACAGCTACATATATTAGTCAGCTATCGGCTACAAATCCTCTAGGTACAGACGCAATATCACAGGGTGATGATCAGATTCGTCTCGTCAAATCTGTATTACAGGCCCAGTTTACTAGCCTTGGGACGGCGGCAGTTACAGCAACTGCGGCTGAGGTAAACTTAATTGATGGATACACTGGTACGACGGATGAATTAAACACTCTCGATGTTACTACCCAAGGAACTTCAGAAGCATCTAAAGTATTAACAGCAGATGCAAGTGGAGATGTTACGATTGCGGATGGAGCATATGACTTTGACGTTGCCTCTCATGACGGGACAAATGGATTGAAGCTTGGTGGTACATTAGTTACAGCAACTGCGACTGAGTTAAATTTAATTGATGGGTATACAGGCACAACTGCCGAATTAAACACTCTAGATGTTACTACGCAAGGTACAGCAGAAGCGTCAAAGGCGGTTACTTCCGATGCCTCTTTGGTTACTAACTTTGCTGACGGCGTTGTACAGCGTCCTGAGATGAAGGATTATTCAGAAACTAAAAGCGCTCTTGCAGCGGCTGCTACTGTTGATATTGATCTAACAACAGGTAATGTATTTACTATTACCCCAGATCAAAATACTACTTTTACTTTTAGTAATCCATCTCCTACTGGTAAATCTTGCGCCTTTACTTTAATCTGGACTCAGGATTCTTCAGATAGAACTATTGCATGGCCTGCCAGTGTTGATTGGGCTGGCGGTTCTGCTCCTGACGTAACAAGTGGCGCTGCAAAAATAGATGTTTATACTTTCTTTACGCTGGATGAAGGAACAATTTGGTACGGCTTCCAAGCTGGCGCAGACATGGGTTAAGGAGAATATTATGCCACTAGGAGCATTTAAAGTAGGATTAATGGCTGCATCCAATACTGGTAATCCAACCGATGAAGTTGAGTACCTTGTAGTCGCTGGTGCTGGGGCAGGTGGAGGTAGTGCCATAGCCTCTAATCAAGGTGGAGGAGGTGGTGGCGCTGGTGGTATGCAGAGTGCAGTTGGATTCGCTGTTTTAGCGGGAACAAATATTACTGTTACTGTAGGTACTGGTGGTGCAGGAACTGTTACACCTTATCAAGGGGGTGATGGTACTAATTCAGTATTCTCTAGCATTACGTCAACTGGTGGTGGCGGTGGCGGCACAAAAGGTGCGAACAGTGGTGGCAGATCAGGTGGATCTGGTGGCGGTGGATCAAAAAATGGTGGTGCTGGCAGCGGAATTGCTGGGCAAGGTAATGATGGCGGTGCTGGAAACGGCGGCGAACCCGGTGGTGGCGGTGGCGGGAAAAGTGCGACTGGTAATACTGGTGGTGGTAGCAATGGTGCTGGGGGTGCTGGGGAAGCAAACTCTATTACAGGCTCCTCAGTAACTTATGCCGGTGGAGGTGGTGGCGCACAAGGCTCGTCCGGAGAGAGGGGTTCAGGTGGTGCTGGCGGCGGCGGTCAGGGTGGTGAGACTAGTGGTAATGGTAGTAATGGTACAGATGGCTTAGGCGGAGGAGGAGGTGGTGCAGGTTCTAGTGATACTGCGACAGGTGGGGATGGTGGTGATGGTGTTGTCATTATAGCTTACTCCGATGAGTTCGATGATCTTTCGGTTGTGCCTATTGAACTAACTGTAAATGGCTCTACAGGAAATACAACCCCAAATACAGATAGGGCAGGGTATAAAGTTTATAAATTCACAGCCGGTACAGGCTCGATTCAATTCTAGAGGCACAATATGAAATATATAAAAGGCGAGGTTTTTCCGTACACAGAAAAACAGTTAAGAGCGGATAATCCAAGTACATCTTTTCCCGTAAATGCCCTTGAAGATGAAAATATAAGAGTGGATTACGGTGTAGAGGAGGTTTTAGAAACGGCTATTCCAACTAAAAAGGGGTACAAAGCCGTACAGGGTGAGTTTGGAATCTCAGATGGTAAGAAGGTTGAAGTTTGGGATTTGGTTCCCAAGGAAGTGGGGGAACTATCCAACCGTGATATTACCAACGTTGAGCCAAATGCACCGGAAGGACATTCTGCATCACTCGGAACCCCGGAATTTGTAGATGGGGAGTGGGTGCAAACTTGGGTATACAAGCAAGAATCTGGTGTTAAGGCTAGAGTGATTCTTTATGGCGTGGCCGAAGATCAGATAGAGTTTATAACTGAGAATGGTTTGGAAGCGTGGCAAGCTAGAGTTGCAGAAATCAAGGCTAAATATCCGAAAGTCTAAGGATTGTGCATAAATGGCAATAACATCATGGATTGCTGCTGGTGGTGATTGGGAAGACCCGCAATATGAACGTGCGTGGGATGGCCCTGCTATATCTCCAGCAAAAGGAGACCTAACTTTAAGTAGTTCTATTCCTTCTTTTGCACGAGAATTTTTTATCTCTCCCGGTGTTGCTAATCTCGAAATAGTACAATCTTATGAGTGGGATCAATTAACAAGTTCTTGGCGTGATTCTACTGGTGACTGGAGTAGTGGCCCTGTTCCTCAGATGGCTGTTGGGACAAATACATCTGTAGATAAAGCAGACCTTACATTTACTGCTTATTCTCCAGATATTGGGAGAATGTACAACTTTGTAATAACCGCTTCAACACTTACTCTAACAGGTAAAGTGCCAGCTAATGGGGAAGGGTTTGTAATTTCTCCTGACAACGCCTCTATTGAAATAGTTCAGACGTATAGTTGGGCTAATTATGGAGGCACATGGGCGGCTTCTTCTGATAACTGGGATAATGCAAACTTTATACCGACTGCTGTAGAAACAGGTCAGAATCAGCCAGATGCTGGTTCTTTGACGCTTTCTGGTTCAGCGCCTGATTTTAGACTTTCACAGCTTTGGTATGTTCCCTCTGGAAGTATGTCCTTAACTGGGTTTGTTCCAATGTCAACTTCTGGACATGTATTTACACCTGATTCTGGGAGTCTTTCTGGTTTTGGCACAACTTCATGGGCCGATACTACAGGAGATTGGACTAGTAGTTCAGACAAATGGGGAACAGGGACTTTAACCCCAATTGCGGGGGTCACTTATACATTCACTATAGATTCATCAGGTAATCTTGTATTTACTCCTTATAAACCACAGTATCCGCAAGTTGGACAACCTAAATATATTGCAGAAATAATAATCTCATGAGCGGTAAAGAAAAAAGAATACAGTGGATGGAATATGTCGATAAGACTGATCCAGAAAGAAGAACTAAACCTGTTGTTACTTATGTTTTTAATGATGGAAAGAGAATTTTCCATAAAGCAAAGAGGCCATCTAGTGGAGTTAGAAAAAGCGGATAAATTTAATGTACATGATTTTTCTCTAGCAAAGAATGTTGCTGAAAAACTGGAAGAGAAATATCCCGGTTGGCTATGGGCTGTTCATGTAATGGATGGTGTTGTGGGTGTAAAGTCTATGCGGTTATCTGGTAATTGGGGATTTATTCTTCATGCAGATAAAATAGATAATGATTACAAAGCGGTTGTAAATGCTGGTGGTGAAATACTTGAACGATACCGTCAGAGTAGAGGAAAATTTGATCAAGTTAAATATGCTGATTTAGTTATGGATGATAAGGGTCGGCTAAACGGAGATTTACATTAATGTCATTAATAAATCCACAACCACCATTGAATGAAGCTGACCTTCAAGTTCCTGAAGTAGGGGACAAAAACGAGAGGTGGTTAAGTTTAGCGCGGAAGGCGTATGATGGTTCTACTGAATGGGTAGACACTAATCTTAGATATCAGTGGGAAAAAAATATCTCTAATTTTAGTAGCCGACATCCGCCCGGTTCTAAGTATTTAACATCAGCCTACGACAAAAGGTCTAAGTTGTTTAGGCCAAAGACTAGGACTACTGTTCGTAAACTTGAGTCTGCTATGGCTACAGCATTCTTCACTAATGAAGATATGATGTCTATTAGCCCAGCTAACCCTAATAATCCTATGCAATTGGCAGGTGCGGCTATTGCTCAATCTATAATGCAGTATAGATTGACTAATACAATACCATGGTTTAGCACTATGGTAACTGCTATTCAAGATGCCGCTATATATGGAACAGTCGTATCTCATCAATACTGGGAGTTTGAACAAAAGGATGAGACGTTTGCATCTGTTAATGATACTGGTGAAAATGTTGTAGATTTACAAGGCAATCCTGTTAAAGAAAAGGTTACATCAACCTTAAAGGATTACCCTGTTATAGAGGTAGTCGAGCCTGAGAATTTTAGAATAGACCCGGCATCAGATTGGTATGACCCTATATCATCTTCTCCTTATGTTATTCATCTTATTCCTATGTTCGCTCAAGATGCTATGGAGAGGATAGATAGTGGTGAATGGAAAAAGATCACTCTTGAACAGTTGCTTACGACTACAGACGAGACAGATGACACCACTAGATTAACTAGAGAAGAACCTAGAGAAGACCCTCTAGAAGATGATTTTGAAAATGTAGAAGAGTATAAGATCGTATGGATTCATAAAAATATTATACGAAAGGAAGGAGTGGATTGGTGCTTTTTTACAGCAGGTACACAATACTTGCTGACTGATCCAAAACCATTGTTGGAAATGTACCCGTGGTTAAAAGATGGAGAGCGCCCCTACGTTATGGGGAAACTCAATATTGAAGCCCACCGTGTATATCCATCTGCAACTGTAGAACTTACAGAAGAGTTGCAAGCGGCATCGAACGATATATGGAACCAAAGATTCGACAACATTAGGTTGGCGATGAATAAGCGCTACCATATTCGGCGGGATCGAAACATAGACTTGGATGCCCTGTTCAGGTCTGTTCCCGGCGGCGCTGTTGAGATGGATGATCCAGATCAAGATGTCAGGGTTATTGAGACTCGTGATGTCACAGCATCTGCATACCAAGAGCAGGATCGAATAAATATGGATTTCGATGAACTGCAAGGGAACTTCTCTGCCTCAACCGTAGGTGGCGCTCGTAATCTTAATGAGACTGTAGGAGGTATGGCCCTTCTTGCAGGTAATACTAATATGATCACGGAGTTTGTTCTCAGAACATTCGCCGAGACGTGGGTAGAACCAGTATTAAAGCAGTTGCTTAAATTGGAACAGTACTATGAAACTGATGAGCATGTTACAGCGCTCGCAGGTGAAGCTGGTGGAGTTGAAGGCGAGGCTGGTGCGATAGATTTTGGTCAAGACGAAGTTATGGATGAACTTCTAAAACAGGACGTTCTTCTTAAAGTTAACGTAGGAATGAATGCTACTGATCCTGTTGGAAGAGTACAGCAACTGCTATTTGGGGTAACCAGTGTAGGTCAGTTACCGGGAATGGAAGGCAAACTTAATTTAGATGAAGTGTCTAAAGAAGTATTTGGATTGCTGGGATATAAGGATGGTTCTAGATTCCTTATACCTAGTGAGGCTGATCCGCAGATAGAAGAACTACAACAGCAGATTGAGCAGATGGGTATGATGCTAGAGACTGATCAGGTCAAGATGCAGGGCCGTATGGCTATAGAACAAATGAAGGTTGAGGCCCAGTTAAGAGCCGCTCAATTGAAGTCACAGACAGAACTCCAGAAAGAGGTGATGTCTAGTAAGGGAGAAGTAGGGAAACTGGGTATAAAACAATCTGAGGCTTATGTAAAACAACAGGACGCTGATACCAGACGTGCTGAACTAATGCTACAGAGAGATGCTTTGCTTAATCAAATAGTTGATGGGGAGATACAACGAAGGATGGTCGAAGACAAAGACAATGTGAGTAAGACGGGAACAATGGCAAGAGATAAGTACAATAAAGTTCCCTATGAAATAGGATGAGTGAATTTATAAATCCGGCTGATCTTAGAGTCGATGACTTAGTTACTAGAACTAAAATTGGTAGAACTACCCAAGAGTTTATAAGAACTCCAACTGGGAAAGCAATTGTTGATAGGGCAATACTGGATTACCGAAAGGGAATATCAGACCTGCAAAAAATGGTTTCTCAGGAGTACACTGGTTCTTCATCCGAGGAACTTAATCAATACCGTAAAATATCTTCAACCCTCGCTACCCCACTTAAGTTGTTGCAATGGTTGGATGCGATTATTGCAGACGGGGAGAATGCGGATAAGTTGGCTAGGTACAAAGATGCGGAATAATGTAGGAGAGTAAGATGGTTGACGCTACCCAAGTGGATGCGGAAGAACTAGAGGAAACTCTAGAAAATCAAGCAGAAGTACAAAGAGACCAAGAAGCAAAGGAAGCATCTATTAAAAGTCCTCGTGATGCCGCTATGGAGCAGATCGTTGAGGACAGAGAATTAGAAGTTTTCGATGAAATTGTAGAACAGTCAGACGAACTTGATACGTCAGAAGAGGTGGTGGGTGAGGAAGAAATACAACACGAAGACCCGATTTCACCAGTTTTTCTAAAAAATGGACAGTGGGTTACTACTGTAAAGGTTAATGGGACAGAAACTACTGTTCCTTTTGAGGGGCTTAAAGTATCTCATCAAAAAGATTCCGCCTCTCAGCAAAGATTTGAAGAAGCCGCCGCTAAAGAGAAGTGGCTTAATCAAAAGGAGTCTCAGCTACGTTCATACGTACAGAAACTTCAAACACAACAGGCAACTCCACCCCCAACGCAGGGCGACGAACCTAAAACAGATACTAACTTTACTGAAGTTGCAAAAGAGTATCACCAAGCGTTATATGAAGACGATGCGGATAAAGCCGCAGAATTGTTACAAACTTTGACATCGGGGCGCTCACAAGGGGCCACCCCAAATGTAGAGGAAGCAGTTAATAAAGCCTTACAAGAGGCTTTTTCTCGCCAACAGATGGAACAGGCTAGAGCGCAACAGAGGAATTATCAAAAATCAGTTAAAGACGCAGTTGGTTGGTTTGAAACTGAATATCCTGAAATTGCGGGAAATGCCGAACTAAGGGCCATAGCAGATAACAGAACGGTTACTATCATGAAGGAAAAACCTTCACTAGCACCGGGATATGTTATTCAGGCCGCCGCTGAATACGCGAGAGAATGGGCGAATCTCAATTTATCTAATGGTAAGTCTAATGAACGAGCCGCTAGAAAAAAGAGAATCGTTTCTGAACCAAAACCTGCCCGAAAAAGCGCGAAGATCGGAGAGGACGATGAAGTGGAGAAAACTCCAAGTCAAGTCATTGAAGAGATGAGAGCGGAAAGAGGGCAATCATTATAACTATTTAGGAGGTAGACATGGCAGGACAAGTATGGTCTGTCAACACTTCCGGTGGTTATATGTATGCGCTTAATCTCAGCAGAGAGTTGAGAATGGCGGTTCAGCCCGTTGTCAAATTTAGACAATTTTGTGACATCAAAGATGCCGCACATCAGGGTTTACACCGTGGCGATACATTCCATTGGAACGTGTTTAGTGACGTTTCTACTCAGGGTACTACCCTGACGGAAACGAATACTATCCCAGAGACATCATTTACGATTTCTCAGGGAACGATGACTATCACGGAAGCTGGTAACTCAGTGCCTTGGACAGGCAAGTTGGACGATCTGAGTGAACAGCCAATTCGTGAAATCATCAGGAAGGTGTTGAAGAATGATGCTAAGAAAGCATTTGACACACTCGCCGCCGCTCAGTTTGACGCCGCCGCCTTGCGTGTAGTTCCCACAGCGGGTACTAGCACAACGGCGCTTACGTTAACCACGAACGGCACAGCTACTTTGACCAATAATGTTGCATTGGGAAAAGAACATGTTAAGTTAATTGTTGACACCATGAAAGAGCGTAATATCCCGGCTTACACTGGCGATGATTATTACTCTTTGGCGTGGCCTTCAACTTATCGCACCCTTAAGAATGATCTGGAATCTATCCATCAGTATGTGGATCAGGGTTTTCAGATGATCATGAATGGTGAAATCGGTAGGTACGAAGGTGTTCGTTTCGTAGAGCAAACGCACATTGCGAAAGGTAGTGGCATTGGTACGTCTGATGGTGCTTGGACTAATGGTCTGAGTGACTGGGCAGTATTCTTTGGCGAGGACACCGTAGCAGAGGCTATTGCTGTTCCAGAGGAAATGCGTGGCAAGATTCCGGGCGACTTTGGTCGTGATCGGGGTATTGCTTGGTATTACCTTGGTGGCTTTGGCATTACACACACACAAGCGGCTCAGTCACGTATCGTGATCTGGGACAGCGCAGATTAAAGGAGGATTATTATGAGTTATAGTGATCCAAGAACCTATATCTACCAAGATACAGTGGAAACTGATTTCGCTGCTGGCACTGGTACTGCTTGGAGTTTTAAAGGCCCAAGTGGTAAACAGGGTAGTTTGAAAAACATCGGAGTGCATGTAACTGAAACTTTCGCAGATGATACCATCACTGGAAAAGTTTTGCTTGGCACGACTGGTGATGCAAACTACTATGGTCAGTTAGAAATTTCTGATACTACTGCGGCCACTGAAACTTTTAACAACCAAGATGACTCGAATTGCGTCCTTGTAGAAGCTCTTGCTGCCGATACTCAGATTGAAGTTACCTATGTTCAGGCGACTGATTCTGGCACGGCTGCTGGTAAGGGTTATGCATACGCTGAAGTCGAATGGTATTAAGGAGGTCTATTATGGCTAGTAAAAAACATTCAGCAGACGGTAAAATTCCTGAAAATGGTTTGTCTAGTTTGGAAAAGGTGTCGGACACTCCCAAGGAATTGGGAATGGACAGCCATGGCCCAAATCAGATGCCAGATGGGATAAAGATCAAGAAGGTTTCAACACCTGAAGGTTCTTTTACATTTCGTTGATACAGGATTGGGGGGCGAAAGCCCCCCCTTCTTCAGGGGAAAACGATGGCTAAGAAAAAACAAGGTTACAAAGCCAGAAAGGACGAGCAACTTGGCATGACCAGAGGAAAGCAATCTGTAAAAAAGATGTCTGCTAGTGGGCGTCGCAAGGTTGCCAAGGGCGCTCGTAAGGGCGGTGGTTATGGCCTAAAGCCTAAAGGAAAATGAGGTAGTGTTATGCATATAATGATCGGTAAGAAATTCCAAAGGGAGACTTTTGATAAGAAGGCAAAGCCTTCTAATAATCCCAAAGAAAGTGGTTATACTCTGGTGGATGCAAAAGACACCTATATGAACGAGAATAACCAGAAACAAAACAATGCCAATGTCGGCAATAGACCAGAATGGGTTGGATGGTCTGTAGATTAAGGGGGAGTATTTGTGGCTATCGATTGGTCGAAGCCCTATGGAGAAGTCCAAGGGATTCATAAGGCTAAGTATGAACAAGATAATAGGCAGTATGATCTTCATGGCGAAGAGGTATTTGGAATTAGAAATAAAGAATGGGCTAAACAACAAAAAGGATTAGGTGGTAGGAATCTTTTAATATGGGAAGCTAAGAATCTAGGTGATATCGTACTAGACCCACATGAAAAGATAGATTCCATCAGGAAGAAGGTGATCGCTAGGCTTCCTGAATGAAAATAACAAAAGTTCCTTTTAAGGAAGTAGAAGATTTTGTCCCAGAAGATTTTGGTGGAATAAGGAATAGAAAAACTGTATGTATCGTGAGGTATGGAGCCTTTGGAGATATAATACAGGCGTCCTCGTTATTTCCTAGGTTTAAAGAACAGGGTTATGATGTATGCGTTAATGTAACTGAGATAGGGGCGGATATGCTTAAGCATAATCCAGATGTTGATCAGTTAATAGTGCAAAAAGATAACCAAATAAACAATTTTAAACTTAAAGATTATTGGGACAAAATGTCAGAATGTTTTGATAAGTTTGTCCAATTATCTGAATCAGTTGAGGGACGGCTTCTACTGAACCCATCAAGAGACGTTGAAATAGATGGGAAAAAAGTTAGAGTCGAAGCAAGTGAAGGATATTATAAATCAAAAGAAAAAATACACGAGTTATGTGATAAGAATTATCTTGAGGAAACTCATAGGATTGCAGATATAGAGTTTAAACACAATCCTGTCTTCTATCCATCACCCCTAGATAAAGAGTGGGCTAAGAAACAGAGGAAGAAAATAAAAACAAGGAATCTTGTTTTGTGGTCTTTGTCTGGCTCCTCTGTTCATAAGGTATATCCTTGGACAGATAATGTAGTTGCCGCTCTTTTGTTAAGAAGAAAAGACATTTCTATAATTATGGTTGGAGATCATCTCTGCCAATTATTGGAAGTTGGTTGGGAAAAAGAAAAGCGTGTAATTCTTAAGTCTGGAAAAATACCCATAGGAAAAACTCTTTCGTTACTACCTCACTGTGATGTTGTGGTGGGGCCAGAGACTGGGGTTTTAAATGCGGCGAGTATGTTACCAAACCATAAATGCGTGTTTCTTTCTCATTCTTCTAATGAAAATCTAACAAAGCACTGGACAAATACAACTGCGTTTGAACCAGAAGATTGTCCTTGTTTCCCTTGTCATAAACTGCATTTTGGATTCTCTACTTGTAATAGAGATGAAGAGAGTGGCGGTGCATTGTGTGCCGCTAATATTAAACCTGATCGAGTAGTCACCGATATAATGAGAAATCTAAAATGAGCACCTATATAGAATTATGTCAAGACATGGCGAGGGATGTAGGAATTCCCGGTACAGGGCCGTCTACTGTTACGCCAACTCCTGAAGAGGAGAAGGACGTTGTCAGGTATATAAAGGATGCCGATCTAGATATACAACGCATGTGGTTTAACTGGGATTTTTTGTGGTCAGAGGCGACACTTACTCCAAGTGCAGGAGTCTCTACACTAACATCTCCAAGTGATCTTGCTCAATGGAATACAGATTCTGTTGTTTATAATCCTACTGCCGCTGGTTACCAACCACTGGAGTTTGTTCCATGGTTGCAATACAGGGAAGATTATAAATATGGCACTGTTGCTACTGGAGTACCAGAATTTTTTAGTATAAAGCCAAATAATGTAATGGATATTTATCCAACTCCTGACTCCACGACTGCTATTTCATCAGAGTATTGGGC